CCCTGCTTCTTCATCGGTAAGGCCCAAAGTTGCGTAGAAATACTGTTCTAGCAGGATGGCCCGGTGAGTGCCCACTCTGATGGGGCTAACTTGCCGTGAAGTTTCAGGGTCTGTAGCCCTAAATAGTGGTAATTCGGTGTATGTCATGTTTCCTCTGACTTTCTGCTATTTGAGTAGCGGTGGTTACTTTACACAAAATGCGAAGTCGGTGGTGGATACCCAATGGAAACAAAGTACCCACCACCTAGCCTCAGCACTGCTCAAACAGTGTCTGAGAGTCCTTATGGCTTAGGCAGTGCGCGCCATGCAGCTTCTAGCGCTACGCCATCTTCTGCGTGGCCACCATTCGATTGTGGCGCAAGTTCTACATGAATCCAGCGCCCGTTTTTTGAGCCGCCATTATCAGTATCAGTCCACAGCTTCCAGCCTGGCTTTCCATTCCTGTTACAGCGCCAGCCCTGCCACGTTCCGTTAATCAGACCGCCGTAGTCGTGCACTTCTTCTATGCCTAGTTCTTTGTAGTACTTGACAAACCATTGCATAGCTTGGACAGCTGCAGCGCGGCCTTCTTTGGTGTCCTTAAAACCAATGTCTGCAGCTCTCGCTGTGCTGTGAACGCTCATGCCTTGACCTGATCGCATCTGCCTGACCACCAGAGTGCCTAGGTTGGTAAAGCCCCACCTGCGATTACATAGATCAACAAACTTTTCTGTGCCTGCCATTTTGGCTGTGGCTGTTTTGTCGTACCCGGTGTATTTCATGGTGCTGGTGGGTCTTTGGGTCGGTCTTTAAGTCCGTTACCTGCAAGCACGCCTAAGAGCCCACCAGTCAATGTGGCAAGCATTGGGCTCAAGACACTCCATGCGGCATCGTCATTGGGTGAGACTTCGAGAGGCTGGGTCACGAATAAAAGTCCGAATAGCAGAGCCAAGATGGATGCAAGGAATGCAATGGTTAATCCAACTGCTACGACAAGGATAAGTCGTGCTTTTATTTGTTCGTTGCTAAGTCTGTTTTCGGGTTTCATGTGCACTTTCCGCCTGTGCCGTATGCCGGTGCTGGCGTGATTGGCACGATTGTTTCGGTTACGCCTCGTAGGGCTTTGTTTTTGGTTGGTGGGCAGTTGAGGCGTTCACGGTCTGCGCAACTACTCAGGGTTAGGCAGGTCAGTAGGCTCAGGCAAGTTAGCAATTTCTTCATCTGTTAGTTCCCTTTCTATGGTTTCGCCTGTGATGGCGTCATGGAATGTGCCTTTTGGTTTTGACATGGGTTAAGCCTTTCGGTATCCGTAAACAGTGACGGTTTGGCCTGTAATAGTTCCTGCGGCTGGTGTCAAAGTAAAGCCTGTGGCAGATGTGGTTGATGTGCATTGCCCTGTAAAATTGTAAGTAAATGTGGCGCTTGAAACCGTGTTCATGCCCTTTTGTTTTGAGGCAAATGGGTTGATTAAATCCATAGTGACAGCAGTATTATTTACACCAAAAAATCCAACAAGCCAAGAGGTGGTGGCGGCTGGGGCATAAGCGCTAACTGTTGCCGTTCCATAAGTAACAAAAAAACCAGCGGTTTGATAAACGCTTCCAGTAATGCCACCTAACTGAAACAGTAAGTTATCGCCAGAAGCGCTTGCAGTTCCGCCACTAATAATGATGCGGTAATTTTCATAAGTAGCACTAAAGCAGTTAGAAACCGTAAGGCTTGAAACAGCCGAGCCAGCAGTTGCGCTAGTGACATAGACCAGCCCTGAGTTGGCTAGATACGTGTTCGTATCGGCAGCCGTCAGCACCTCGCCAGTCGTAAAAGTCTTTATAGCCATAATTAATATCCTAACTTGTTGTAATCGAGCTGACCGAACACCGTGTTGTTCAAAATCATGTAAGCATTGAGATCAGCGCCCGATAGGTGAAATGTGTAATTGGTGTCGTTTACATTGCCTGAAACTGTGCAGCCTTCTACCACACAAGCAAAAGTAGTGCCACGAAACACCACATTTACTTGGGCACCCACACAAGCAAAAATCCCGGCACTACCAAAGAGCACGCCCACTTGATCTAAGAGAAAATAAGCACCTTGACTGCGTTGGGATGCGGTAATGCTGGCAATGGAAAAACTGCTAGTGCCGTAATTGCCTAGCAAATAATTGGCTAAGTCCGTTGCTTGGCTTGTGCTGCTATTAAATGTGTTTGTTTTGTAATTGCGGTAGGGCACTGTTGCGCCAGCTTTAGTAACTGTTACAGCACTGTAACTTTCAGGGTCCACAGTTATTTGGGTGTAAAAGTTGTCGGCCAAACTTAAAAACTCTATTTGATTGTATTTTTGCAAGCCGTCACCAGTTCCAGCATCAGTAAAAGTAACGAAAGATTGGTACAACTTAAATGGACTAACTAGCACTAATTGTTGGTTTTGTGCCGCGTCAATAATTCGGCCATTCATTGTCATGGCTGTGCGGTTAATCCAGTCGCCCCATGTTGTGTTTACCGTTGTGGCAGCTAAAACTTGGTTACTTGTGCTAGTGGAACTTAAACCAGTTTCTGATGACATATCTAACATTTGGTTTAATACAGTGTCTGATGCCATTGCATACCCGTTGCCTTGCATACGACCAACAGATGCAAACCACGACTCACAATCAACGTATAGAAAGTCAGCGTTACCGACGCCGCCGGAATACGGTATGCCATATTTGACGCGCACATTTGAAATAGTGCCTGAAAAGTCCACTATTCCACCCTCTGTACCAGTAATCCTTATGTAGTTACCAGTAACTAAAGCAGTAATAGGTGATGCGTAACCTGTTGGATACCTAAACACTAATGAGGCTGTAGCAGAACCATACTGATCTAACTGATTACGCCTACCTACATTTATAGTGAAATCAACTAAATTAGGTATTTTTGTGTAGGTGCCTGCAACTGTTGTGCTGTAATAGGCTTCGTATTCGTTAATCATCAGTAGATGTTGCTAACTTCAATAGGCACAGACCCGTTTTGCCTCATATAACTGCGCAAAGCTGAAACAACAGATTGAGGGTCGCCACCATTGACGTTTATAGTTATGCCTGCTAAACCACCAGCCATAGTGTTTTCGCCTGTGCCTGTAGGCGCTTTTAGTTCCATTGGTTTAGCAACTTTTGCACTTGTAACTGCTGCAGCAATAACACTCTCAAAATTAGTTTCATCAACACCTGCTGAAACGCTTGACATTTTTTGTGACTCCTCAAATGCTCGAACGCTTGTACTGACTGCGTCACCACCGACACGCCCAAGGCTGACATAACCAAGTGAGCCAATGTCTTTGCCAGGCTTAATTAAGTTAATGCCTTTAATAACTACGTTAATCAAGTCAATAAAAGCGTTAGCAAGTAACTCAAAGTTGTAAGCCAAATTGTTAATAACAAAATTAACAACATTGCGAAAACCCTCAAACTTTTTGTAAGCGACCCCTATTGCAACGCCTAAACCAATTAAAGCAGCCGTGATAAGCACTGCAGGGTTTAACGCCATAGCGACATTTAACGCCACAACGCTAGTTGTTAAAACGCCAACAGCGGCTGCCATTGCGAGAACATAATTAGGGTTGTCTTGTGCCCACGTGGCAAACTTCTGCAGTACCGGCAAAGCCTTTTCAAGTATCGGTAGCAGTGCAGCGCCTACACCTTCTTTAGCCTCATTCAATGCCACGCCTAAACGCTTCATTGAGCCTGCAGCAGTGTTGGCAGACTCAGTAGCAGCACCACCAAAAGTGCCTGACATTTCCTGCATGACTTCTTCAAGCGTTGCGCCATCTTTAATCATCTGTCGTAACTCTGGTGACAATTTTGCTAGGGCAGTCATGTTCCCGCCATACGCCTTTTCCATAGCCTTAGTGACTGTCTCTAGGCTCATGCCTTTAGCAGCTGCCACATCCATTGAAAGGTTTGCTACCTTTTGGGCTTCGTCAATGTCTTTGGTGGCGCGTACAAGTCCAGCCAATGCCGGGCGTAGCTCATCATCTGTAACACCTTTGAGTTTGCCTTGCTGAGTTATGTATGCCTCAACGCCCTTAATTTGTGCATCAGTAGCAGCAGTGGTTTTTTCTAACTGGCGTGCCAACAGTGCTTGTGCCTGCTCATCTTCCATCGCACCCTTGACAGCATCGCCAAGGCCAGCAACTAGACCAGCCAGTGCCACAGCAGCGTATTTGTTGGCCTTACCCAAGGCATATTTCGCCTTGGCTTGTGCGCCTTCTAAATCCTTAAAGCCTTTCTCGGCTTGCTTCAATCCTTTCGGGTTGAATTGCGTAACGATTGGTAGATAGATAGCCATTAGCCAGCAGTCCTTGCTTGTAGTGCGCGGTTAGCGTCAGCGATAACTTCATCAACGGCTTTCATAATGTCAACAGTGCCTTGCTCTGCAATGAAAGCACGTGAGCGCCACAAACCACGCTGAGGCCTGCCAAAAACATTAGTAAGCAACCTAGTGAATTGCGTATTGTTCCTTGTGCCAGCCTGACTGAACAGTGCCCCAGCTGCATCTTTCTGCACCAGTGTCACCAGCGGTGTTATGCCTGCACCACGAGCACGGCCACCAACCATGATCTGCACGCCTTTGTCCACTTTAGTTTTGTCGTAGGCCAGACGCGCCTTGCCTTTTTTGCTTGGTGCCATACCGTGAATGACAGTGACGCCAATATTGGCTGGGAATTGAGCCCGGGCGTTCTCGAGCATCGCTGGGCTACTGGCTTTAATCTTTGCCGCTGCCTTGAAGCGTGCTGACTTGTCTAACTTGCTGAGCTCTGACAGTGCCTGTTTTAGGCCTGTTATCTCTGCAGTAGTTTCAAGGCTCATGGCTTGCGGCTTTCGTTTAACAGCTTGATTGTGGTATTCAAGTCGGCTATGTCAAACTCTACAGCAGGTGGCCACCACCCGACTGCTACTAAGACACTGGCTAGGGAATGGCGGTAGGTTCCGCTTGGGTAGGGTTTGCCGGATCATTGTCCACCACCTCAAGTACGACCAATCGGCGTATGAAGTCATCAAGGACTACGGGCACTGTGATGCCAGCGAGTTTGCTTGACTCGTACGCCATAAAAGCCAAATCTTCAATGCTGATGCCTTGCTCACCGATGGTGCTTGACTTGCGTTTATATTTGCGTTCCCACTGCACAATGACGTACAGGCTGGTCGTGACTTCGTACGGGCCTTCGCCCGAGTCCACCTTGAGAGTTAATTTCATGTCGGGTTCCTTTGGTTATGGGGCTGTGATATCTCGCACGTATGTTCCCCCAATAAAGGAGGCTGTGACCATACTGAGCTCTGAAACCGAGCCTGTAATCGGTGTAAAATCAACTAATTGCATATTGGAAATCACGTATTCTGGATTACTGGCAGACTCTGTAACACCTGATGGTGAGATGGTTAGCTCAGTAGTTCCAGTGCCAAGGTTGGCAAACAGTGTGGCTTCAACTTCGCCAGTGCCATAGCTGAGATACATCTCAAGTTCTACAGATACTGTCTGCAAGCCCGGCACGAAACGATGGCCCGTGTCACCGAAAGCGGTGCTCTCAAGGCTGTCCACTCCGACTGTGACTGTAGCGCTGCGGCACTGATCAGTTAAATCAACTTTGGCACCACCAGTGGTAGGCGCAAGGTTTACGGTTGGGTTAGTGAGGTAAGTGCTTGTGGCCACGTTGGTTCTCCTGTGTCAAACGGTGCCGGGTGCCGTATCTGTTTATAGTTCTAGCAGATAATACTACTGCAGTTGTGTATCTCATGAGGTTTGTGCCTGCATAGCCATTTGTAAATCGTAGGCAGGGAACATCTGGCCGCCAATGTCAAGCATGGATGGTTGCCCTGCCATGATTACAACTGACGAGCCTAGGACTGTAGCCACGATGCTTAGGATGTTTTGCAGGACTGGTAGCCCAGCTGGGCCGCTGCCAATAACACGAACGGGCACTGTTACGCGGATAATGTTGCCACCACCAGCGATGGTCTCAAAACTTGGCGCGTCGAGATAGACACAGTTAGGGACAATTTTTGTGGGGTCGTTTATGACGCGTAAGCCTGTGACTGCTGTGAGTGTGGCCTTGAGGTCGGCCATAGCCTCGTTCAGAAGCCCTGTGGCAGGCATTAGGCGACCTGTGGGCGGTCTATGCCCAACAGCTGTTTAATCACTGGTGTCATGGCTGAGACGGGCGCTGTGCCCATACCGTCAAATGTGGCAAACGTGTCTTGTACTGAGCCACGAGAACGCCAAAGTGCAGCTGCATACATGAGCGTTCCAAGCGTCACATCGTGACCCGGTGAAGTTGTCAGGCTGTCAAAATAACCCGACTCCTGTCTACGCCTGTAGCAGAAATCGTTGGCAGCGTTTCGGGCCTGCGTAGCCAGCGTGAAATCATCGCTCGGGTTAGTGATATCTACGCCAAGGTATGTGACCAGTTCAGCCGTTGTCACCCATGTGCAGTTCTGCGTGTAAGTAATTGTCCCAGCAGAAGCTATGCGCTCTGTGTCGGTACCAGTACAAGCAAAAAGCAACTGATTAGGGATGCTGACATTGCTATTAAAGAGCAGGTCACCTTCTGTGTCTATGCCTATGTACTCATACTTGGGCATGGCATAGACCACAAACGTGCCGTTAAAAGGAACGCCAACAGCGCTAACAGTGATGGATTGCCCCACCTCTATTTCAGTGTCGGTCAGTGTTTGTAGCACTGCATAGTTGTCTAGCAGTTGCTTAAAAGTGACTGTGTATGTAGCCATCGGCGGTAGCCGCCTTTCGGACTAAGCGACTGTGACTTTTTGTACTTGCTTGATGTCGGCAACGAACAATGAGGCATAGCCATGATAAGACATGACCTTGCCCAATGTGGATGGTTCGTCACGTGTGAGCAATCCGCGTACAGATTCATAGAACTCTATGGCCTGAGCACGAGCTACAACCA